AAGAATTTTGCAATAGATTGACTATTATTACTATTTTGTATATGAACTTCACTACCACTTAGAGCTAAAACTCCAGTACCAGCATCATGAATTCTACTGTTACTTCCATCATGGTAAATTTTTAGATCTTCACCAGCACCAAAATATGTACCATTATTATCGGGGAAATAAGCATGTCCAGTTATTGATACTCCACCACTATTAGTTTCAAACTTCTTAGAGTTACTGTGATAAAGTGATACAGCTCCACCCTCGACTGCTGTCATGTAGAACTCATCATCATCAGCATTCTTTATTTGTAAATCTTTAGCACAAATATTTAAGTCACCTGGACCTACATCTTTTATCCAAGACTCTGTTCCATCATGGTAGATTTGTAGATCATTTCCAGTACCAAACCTTACCTTAGTACTATCTGGTATATCTATGTTAGCACCAGTAAAAGATACCCTGGCAGCATTATTTACATTATCATGGAGTGTAAGTGTTGCAGTTGAATTATACAAACTCCATTTATTAGTACCTGATACTGCCCAACGTAGAGCAGTATCGCCACTACCATCTAATACAGCATCAATACCAATTTTTACACCAGCACTAGTAGTTTCAAGCTTCTTAACGTTGTTATGAAAGAGTTCTACAGCTCCGTCAGGTATACAAGTAATTGCATACTCGTTAGCTTTAGCCCATACCCTTAACTCACCACCGCCATTATAGATATAGCTGTTTGAACCATCATGATATAGCTGTAAATCATCACCTGCACCAATTTTTACTTTAGCAGTATCTGAGTTTATATCTATACCACCTGTAGTTACAATATCTATGTCTGCAGCTAAATGTGCAGTATCTATACTTCCATCTACGTAGTGTTCAGAATTAATAGAATCGTCTGCAATCTTTGTACCATCTACAGCATCTGCAGCAATCTTAGCAGTCGTAACACAACCACTTTGTAAGATATCTGCATCAACTGTATTATCACTAGGTGTACCAATTGAAACAGTGTCACCTAAGACAACTACAAAATAATCAGATCCAGTAGCTGGTGCGTTAGATAACTTAAGTGTGTTACTACTTATAGCAAAACCTTCACTAGGTGTACTTGTACCAGCATTAGGTTTTTGTATAACACCGTTGATACTGACAATAGTTGACTGAGCATCTGTAGCTGCAGTAGACATTGTAAAGTCTGTTGTAGAGCCATCAAATGCCGGACTTAATGTTACTATATGTGAAGATGAAGATTGAGCTACATCGTCCCATGCAGAAGTAGTAGCATTATAAACCTTCATTTTGTTGGCACTTGTATCATAATACAAATCACCAGCATCATTACTAGATCCAGGTGCAGATGAAGCTATACGGTATCTAGCTTTAAAGTCATTAATATCATCAGATAATTGTTTTATATCATCTTCTTTACCTAGTATCTTATGATAGTTATATGTCTGACTTGATCCTGTAGAGCTGACCATTAGGCCCATACCAGCAGCTAAGGTTGTGCCTTGTAAAGTAGTTGGGAAGTTATTAATAATTACATTATCAGACCCATTACCTACAGTTCTAGCTGTTGTAGATCTACCTGCTACTCCACTACCATCTTGGACAACTATACCACCAGCATCAGAAATACTTATTACAACACCAGCAACTGGTTGAGTTGTAGGGAAATTATCTTCATCTGCTATGACTTCAAAGCCACCAAATGGTAATAGTTGTGCTTCTACATAATCAACAACAGCTCCTGAAGTTGGATAATGAACATCACTATCTGTTATGGTAGCTTGCTTAGTCATACCATCGCAAATACCATCAATCTCATCGATAGTAGAATTAAGCTCAGAAGCAGCTGCTAAGGTTGAAGCAGTGACTGAATTCATACTAGATAACGTGGTAAGACGAGCATTCTGAAGATGTTCAGTTTGTACTGCATCATCTGCTATTTTAGCTGCTGTAACGCAATCAGCTCCTAAAGCTGCATTATCTACAGACAAAGGAGCATAATGCTCAGTATCTATAGAATCAGCTACATAATGTTCAGAATTGATTACATCATTTTGTATGTTATCACCGTCTATAATATCAACAGCTAAATGTTCATGGTCAATAGAACCGTCTACATAATGTTCAGAATTTATAGCATTATCTTCAATTTTAGTACCATCTATAGCATCATTAGCTATTTCAGATCTTGCTATAGTACCGTTGCTTGCAGCAGTTATTCTACCTTGTGCATCTACAGTAAGATCAGTTGCAGTATAAGAACCAGCTGTTACTGTTGTATGTGCCAAAGCATCGGCATCTACAGAGTTAGGTGCATAGTGTTCAGAATCTATAGAATCAGGTGCATAATGTTCTGACTCTATAACATCATCAGCTATTTTCGTACCATCTATAATGTCTGCTGCTAAGTGTTCTCTGTCAATAGACCCAGCTGCATAATGTTCAGAGTCAATTGTATCATTAGCTATTTCAGCACCAGTAATAGTTTTTGATGCTATCTCATCAGCTGTTACTGCTCCATTAGCTATATCAGCTGTTGCAATTGTACTATCTACTAGGTTAGCACTCGCAACTGTAATATTAGTTGGAAGTGCACCAGCTCCTAGTTTAGTTAAAGTAATAGCAGCTGAAGAGTTAATATCTTGATCAACAATAGTATCATTAGTTATCATTGTTGATGTTATTTTTTGGGAGTCACCAGTAGATACTAATTCATAAGTACCAGCAGAGTTATTAGGTAATTTATATGTTTGATCACTTGTAGGATCTGTTACCTTTAAACTTGTTTGAAATGTATTTACAGTATCTCCTTCAAAGACAAGTCCTTGACCTTTACCAAATTCTAAGTCACCTTGCATAGGAGAATCTCCTAAGGTGCTCATGGCATTGTTATCAACTTCTTGAGCTACGTAAAGTATTTGATCAAAGTTATCGTTTAAATCTTCAGCTTTAATCGCTGAACCTGCATAAAACGTTCCTCGTTTAATATCGTTTGCTGTATTTCTATATACAATTACTTCAGCATCATCAGGTGCTGCACTATTTAATTGTAGTTCTGTAGCGCTTGCCCATGTGTATTCAGTTGTTGCTTGAGTCGTTCCGTTAATTTTTATTTTAACATCTGACTTAACTAGATATGGAAATGTGAATGCAAAGTTGGTGGTTGTTGCATTTGTTGTCGTATAATTATTTTGTGTAACAGCCATTTACGCTATGTTAGAAAAGGTTATGGGTAGATTATTTATAGATTAATGTTTTTAGACGTTCTATTTCGCTTCTTATTTGATTTGCTCTCCTATTCTTACCTTGCTTACGGTTCCAAGATTCTAATTCTTCATACTGATGTAACTTCAGTAAGTCATCTGCAGTTGTATTACCTTCCCGCTTAAGTTGTCTCCAAGCCCTTGCTTTCGCATTCTTGAAGATTTGTCTTATTAATTGAGCGTGTAAAGTATCATTAGGGTTATATGTACCTCTACCTGCAGCTCTATCAGCTTCCATATTATATATAGATTGTACAACAGCAGAGTTATTAAATAATTCTCTGAGTTGTTCTTCTATATTCTGTTGTCCCATTAAGAATTGGAATTCAGATCTTAATTTAGGTAAATGTTTAAGAGATATACCACCAGGAGCTGTATTGAATGTTTGTTTGAGGTTAATTCCACTACGGAATAATAATTCTCTAGTAGGAGTTGTGCCAATATTTATTTGGAAAGGACTAATAGCATTATACAAACGGGTTATAGGATCATAAGCTTTAATTTTAGATCCATCTAATATATCGTATTTATAAGGAAGTTTTCCAGAATCTCCTCCTGTTAAATCAGTCCAAAGGTTCCTATTACCAATACTTTGTAACACTCCACTCTCTAATTCCCTCATACCAGGACTTAATAGTTTACCTACTTCATTTCTAAAGCTAGATAATGGTATTTGGTTATTTAAAAACATACCTACAACACGGTTACTATCTGCACCTCTACTGGTCCATAAGTCTTGGAATTGTAATAAACCGGCTAAGAAGGTTCTGTTAGTAACATTAGCACTAATTAAATAAGCTAATCTACCATACCAATCTCCGGCCCATTGCTCACCCATAACTTTTTGTCCATCTACTACATCAGCAGAGAAACTAAGAATCATATTAAATGGTTCTAAAGATTCATAACTAACATATCCACCACCAATTTTAACTGATCTTGGTTGCCATCCAGCTTGAATCCAACTATTTCTTAACTGTCTATCAGGAGGCCCATTGCCTGTAATTTGACCATTTAATGCAGCCCAAGTAGCACTAAATGCTACACCATTACCAATAGCCATCCTACCTTTCATAGTGCTTCTAGCGATCTCTAAATCATTCGCACTTTTTATACCATACTTAAGCATCTCTGGATCATTCCAGGATTTAGTCATGATATCATGGTGTTCTTTTATAAAGAGGTTTAAACCAGGTGTATACTTAGAAGTCATTTCTAAAGCGTTAACACCAGTTCTAGCAAATAAGAAGAATGGTTTTAAGAATGGGGTTCTATCAAAAACTCTATCTAATGATTGAATTCTACCTGTAAGTTCTTTAGTTAACTTAGCTTCATCAGCTGCGAAACTAGCCATTTCATCTGATAGTTGCCCATCCGAAGAAAATACCCTACTTTCAAAGCTCATTTCTCCAGCTCTAATAAGGTCAGCAAAGTCTTCATCAGATACTGTTAAATTCTGAGCTTTTAATTTACTATAAACATCGTTAAAGGCTAACTGTTTGATACGTCCTCTACCAATCATATTAGTAAAGAATGCATCTTGAGCTGACATTAGGCGAGGACCATAATTAAATAATGGTACTTTGTTTAACCACCTTAACCAATCAGCAGTTCTATATACAGCTTTATCAGAATCACTACCATATTTTTCAGACCAATCTTTTAATGCTGTCCACTCAGTATCTGATTTAGTAGAAGTAAATCCTCTAAATCCTTCAGGGTGCATATTATATGATTGGAAATCTGCTATTGCTTTACGCCAAGAATCATTAACACTAGATACCATACCAGCTAAATTAGCAAAAGCACCTCTTGTTACTTCATCATTACCTGTTAAATAATCACCAGCACTACCTATAATAGTAGCTACAGGCCTCATAACTGTACCCACACCTGTACCAGCTAAAGCTCTCATAGGTGTTTTAGGTCCAGATAGCATGGAATTCATGCCCATTCTTTGTAATTCACCGATTATAGCGTTACGTGTATATTCATTACCTTCTCTATAACCATTTAAATTACGACTCATAAAGGCATGTAAGTCTTTCCAAGTTTGTTTATTACCATTACCACCTGCTATGAAATGTAAATAAGATTCTAAAAGTCCTTCACTTGCATCATTTTGAAGTAATTGTTTAAGAGTTCTTATATCTTCAGCAACAGCATCTGATGCTCGACTGCGAGCTGCACTTAAATCAGGACTATCTTTTATTCCTCTTTTAAATCTGGCTAAGTTGAAACTAGATAATAAACTTGTTTCCTTTCTCATACGTGCTACTGCTGAGTATCTAGCAAGTATTCCTTCTAAAAAACTACCAGGATCTTTAGCACTTATTTTATCAGCTACACTTAAAGCAGCTTTAGCTAAATCCCTTGCTTCATATAGGAATTGCCCTAACATTACATCAGTTGCAACAAGTTGTGATTTATTTAAAATACCAATACCTTCAATTACTGACGGTTTATTAGCATCTTTACGTTTAATATAATTAATTATATCTTCTTCAGGTATATCATTTAATCTACTATGACCAGAGTCACTTAAGAATTGGGATAGTTCTGCTGAAGCCCTAGCTAAATCTTCAGTAATAACATCTGAATTAGCTCCGTTATATAATTTTTGATAAGCTGGATCAGCTACTAATCGTTTAGCTAACGCATTACGTTCTGTTATTACAGTACCAGGTGCTTGATATTCAATCCGACGTATATTAGCTTCAGTAATTGTACCTCTTGGGGATCCATACTTTTGACTAGGATCATTACGGATTTGAATTTGATCCCTAACACCTTTCATAGGTTTAGTAGAACTAGATAAAGCGTTATTCTCTGTTACATTATCACCGTCATAATAAGCTGGGTTCTCTCTTGGCTGGTTGTTAGATAAATCTTTTTGAAGTTGTTCTAAAGATAATTGCTCATGACTCTCTTGTTGCTTAACAGCACGTCTAGCTAGATTACGTTCTGGGCCCCAATCAATATTATCACCATCTGCAATTTCTTGCATTTTAGCTTCTTTTTGTTCTTTAGTTAATTTACTCCAAGGGTCGTTCTTTTTACGCCAGTTATCAATACCATCATTAGATTTAGTTTTACGATATTCAGCTCTTTCATATTTTACTTGAGCTAAATTTTCTAAGTCATCTGTTTTTAAATCATAATCAAAATCAGCATTATCAAGCACAGCCTCAGTTAAAGGGTCTGGAGCTGTAAGATTCTTTTTAGTAAATTGTCTATGTCGTTGTGCTATTTCTCTAGATCCCCAACCTAAAGCTTCACCAGCAAGATCAAACATACCACCTAAACCTAAACCTTCACCAAAGTTATAGATCGCTCGTTGAGCAGGTGACATATCTTCTGTTGTAGCAAAGGGGGTTAATGCTTCTTTCCATTGAGGTTTGATATCTATTAGAGATGCAGCTAAATTTTGTTCTTGAGATTGATTACTGATAACATCGTATATACCTCCTTGAACTGCTCCTAACCCTACACGACCCATACGTGTGGCCTTAGCAGCGGTTATAAGTCCACGAGCTCCTTTGATACCCCACATCACTTTACCGGTCCCTACAAGGCCTGCAGCTATCTCTGTAGCACTTCTAACGAAACCACCCCACCTTGTACGTGTGATAGGTTTACGATTAATTATCCAAGGAGCATTAAATTTATAAGGATCTTCAGGATCATCTTGTTGATAAAATTTAGGATCAAAGAATTTAGGAATGGAACCAACACTATTAATAGCATCGATACCACCACCAGCAACTGCATTAACACCTTCTTTGAGATTCTCTAGTACACCGAAATCTTCAGGAGCTGTGCCTTCATGAGTTGATGTAATTTCAGGTTCTGGTGATTGATTTCGTTCTTCAATCTCTGGTGATACTTCTCTAGATTGATTCGCCTGTCTAGTTCTATTTACTAAATCTAGTTCATCAGATCTCATGACTAGTTATCCCCCTCAAGATTTCGGTCAATAACTTTACCAGCACTATCACGGAAAATCATATCAAACAAATTGCGATATGGGCTTAGTTGACTTGGTGACCATAATGGTTTAATTTCGGGTAAATTTATAAGTTCTTGCATAGTCAATGGTTCTGATGGGTTACCGTTTGGTAAAGTTATAGTATATGATGATCCTTTTTTTCTAATATTCAACTCTTTTAATTTATGTTTTAGTACCTTTTGGGTGAAATCCTTCTTCAATTCCTTACGACTTTTTTCGAAAGGATTCATATTCTTATGCCAGGATTTAGAGTCGATACGCTCTTGAAAACTTTTAAGGTTTTCATTCAGCTCCTCAACTAGAGAAGTGGGGACATTTAAGTCCGTTCCATTTACGTTAAATTTAGTAGTTGGCTCTGGCTGAGATGTTGGTATCATTTTGGTTGTATGTTTGTCCTGATACCCTGCATCTTTCAAAATTTTAGCAAACTCTTTCTTTTTCCCACCTGGAAGAAATGATGTTGTTAAGTCATTCTTTCTAGCAAACTCTTGTAAATTATACAACATGTTAGGACGTAACATATGTACATATATACCCGTCTTTCGGAATGTACCTTGTGCATCACCAGCGCCACTACCAATTGTTTCGTTTAAAAAATCTATTGTTGTTTTTTTGTCTAAATAGGAGTCTACTCCCCCCATAGCTTTCCCTGACAAATTTTGTAACAGTACTTTCATACCAGAGACTTTATCTGTCACTGACCACTCACTAGTAGCTGATTTGAATTCAGCTTGACCCATTTGATTGATAATTTCTTCAGTTAATAATGAATCTCCGTCAATTAATCCTGACTCAATATAATGTTGAATTTCAGATCCATTAAGTCCAAATGCTGTAATTTCACTAATACGTCCTTCATTTAGTAATGAAACCATCTCAGTTGCTGTGAATTCGGTTATCTTTCTACCAGGGAATATTACATCAAAAGCACCATGATTTTTACCAGAAACAGAACCATTTGTATTTATTTGACTAGTTGCAAGATTCATATGATCAATCTTTGTATTAGATTTTGACTTCTTTATATGATAATCTGTTGCAGCATCAAAAAACGGGTCAAATTCACCTTCACCTGCATTATACATCTGAAGTGTTTTCGTTAGATTCTCACTTGCAGCACTACCATTACTAACTAGTCTGTAGTAGTCATTCGGAATTGCACTAGGTAATTCATAATGTTTTAAAACTATTTCTTGTAGATCTTGAGCACTCATGGCTTTACCTTTTCCATAAGCTATACTAATGTCGGTATCTATAGTTGGTACACCTTTTTGGATATTTACTAAATTTTCAAAATAAGGATGAATTTCACCTAATTTTATATTCTGAGTTACCCACTCTTTGTCTGGTAAGAGCCCTTTATCTTCCCAAGGCACTGTTATTTGACTTATAAAAGTTTGGTTGGCTAACGGAGCGCTGTTTAAACGTAGAGTAGCTTGATAAGCCTGATCGCCTCCTGTTACATCGGTACTAAGTATTCTAGGCTTACCATTTATTAGTCGGAAAAACCCTGTATTTAACTTCGCCTGATCATGGTATTCCTTAATAACCTCTCTTTTTACCTCTGTCCAAGTTTTACCTCTCGACAGTTCATATCGATCCCACGTCTCTGCATTAATCTCATTTGTTAAATCTTGCAGATGGTACGACCTATCAACTTCATCTGGTACAAGTTGATATAACTCACTGCTCTTCAAAACATTTTCTATATCTTTGGTTATTTGAGCTTGTGCTGTCGCTGCTTTATACCCATCCCCCAGACCTGCTTCCGTAATTAGCTTTTTTAATCTCTTATAATCTGGATGATTAGGAGGAATTTGATTTAACATTTCTAGAGGGACTGGCTGCTGTGCTGAAATTCGACTCTCCACGTTTAGAATAGCCTCTTTAGGATCTATTGAACTATGATTCATATTCAGGTATTTGCCTAATCTCAACTGCAAAATGTCTGGAGGTATTCCACTTGTTCGTATTATTTCAGCTTTTGCGTCAGGAGTCAAAGTATTGTTAGCTATATGCTGCTCAAAACGATTTCTAGTGAATGCAACAGCAGAAACCATTGCTTTATCTTCTTCGTCAGCTTGTTTTACTTCAGCTGCATAAATATTATTCAACACCTTATCAAAACGACCGCCTAAAGCATTTGGATCACCTAATAGAACATCTCTATCCTTTCCATCCCACCCTTTAAATATCATATTTTTCATTTTCTCAATATCATCTTCATTCAACGCTGTCGGACCTTGTGCTGCTAATTTATCTAATTCTGCGAAGAATCTATCTAAAAGCTGCGTCCTAGTTAAATCACCGTCAGTATCTATTGTACCTTTTATATAAGTGAAAAGCTCACCACCAGTCATGTTAGGGGCGCTACGTACTCTCATGATTGTAGTTTGAATTTGATCTTGCGTAATCTTTGCTCTTTCTTTGAGATTATGATCATTGATTGCGGTAATAGCCTCAACTTGCTGTTGCTCACCATACTCTACTATACCTTGCCGAGCGAACAGACCTACCACGCCTTCAGAGAGGCCAGCGTCTATTAAACCTTTTGTCCGGTCCCGTTTAAGAGAATCGTATACTTGGTTTACTGTATCGACCGAATAGATTGTTGGATTATCATTAAGATCATTAAGACTTACTTCACCATCATTAGTTTTAAATTTCTTACTACTATTCTTAGCAAAATAAGTTGCCATATTGGCTCTTGAAGAAGCTCCAGCTGCTATGACTCTAGGCATCATCATCTTCTGGAACCAATTAAGTTTTAATTGTTCGTTACCAGTAGCAGCATTATGCTTATTAATTGTTTGCATGTAGGCATTAACTAACCCTACTTCATTAACTAGATTCTGATCCTGTGTTACAGTATCGATAGATACTCCAGACTGATTTATTTTTGTTGCTAGAGCTGCTTTTTCAAACTCTACGAACTTCGCTACTGCAGGACTTTGTGCAAGATTTGTTGCAGTCTTTGAGAAGTCTTTTAATACATCATATATTTTATTTTCTTGTTCATGCTTTGCTTTTAAATTCTCAATTTTTTTCTCTTGATTTGTTTTAACCTGATCTTGATAAGCTTGTTCGTACTCTATCCTATCGTTTTCATGGTCTTCGGCAGATTGTCTTTCTTGATGATGAGCGTATTTAAGTTCTCTAAGGTACTCACTATTTGCATAACTTTCCTGCCTCTTAACACCTTGCATTTGAGCTACTTTATCTTTAGCTTCAGATTCAATTTCAGCAGCTTTATCGAATAATTGTCTAGCAGTGTAAGTACCTCTTGACGTTTGTTTTTTAAACGCTTTATCTTTAATAGTCATAATGAATGTGTGTATGGAATCCTTTTATTTAACCACCTAACGCTCCAACCACGGCACCACCAGGTCCTATACCACTAGTTGCACCAGATAAGAAACCTCTCCAACCACCGCCTGTGGCTTTAACACCTCTTACAGGTTTAGGAGGTTTACCAATATCTCTAGGATCAAGAGGATCTGTGAATTTAGTAAATGGTATTTCCATAGGCTTTTGCGCGACAGGACCTCGTACAGGTCTAGTCATTAGTTTAGCTTCAGCTAATACATCTTCTTGGAATTTTTGGGCAGTTAATTTTTTCTTTCTTTGTGCTGTTTCTTTTACTGCAAAATCCAACATTGATGCTATTACATCTGAATTAGTATCAAACTTAGATTCTTCTTGAACTAACTTCCAATTAATTTTCTCTTCTTTATGATCTTTGACATTTTGTTTATTCTTAAGAATATTACCAATATTTGTTAACTCTAAATTTCTAGTTAGATCTGCATTTTGCTGCTCCTTTGCTAATTCTTCTATTTCAAGATCAGTCATATCTGCTAAATTATCTAAAGATAACCCTCTACCTTTAATATCCATTTCGGATAATTTAGCTATATCTGTAACTTGACTATCAAATTGTTGTTCTTTTAGCTTAGCTTTTTTACCAGCAATACCTAAATCAGCATCAGCTTTATCTACATCTATTTTAGCTTTAAGTGTCTTATCCCAAATAGATACATCTAAATCTCTAGATTTATGAGCTGCTCTCATTTGTGCTATTTCATGTTTGCTTTGAGCTTGCCAATTAAGGAGTTTTTCCATACCACCTTGCTGGTTAGCTGCATCTATTAAAGCTGATGTTTGTCTACCCAAAGCTGCAGTTATCGCTTGCATTGTAGCTAAATTTGAAGCACCAGCTTGGCCTAATCTAGCTTGACCTTTTTTAGCTATAGTTTGTAATGCTATCTCTTGAGCTTCATTTGCAGATTTAGTACGTAATTTATCTAAGTTTAATTGTGCTTCTTTTTGAGAAAATTTACGTTGTTCATCAGATTCAAAAACATCTAAACCCAAACCTTCTCTTGCTATACTTGTCTTCTTTTGTTCAGCAGTTAAATCTTGTGAAATAAATTTAGACTTTTGAGTGTTAACATTTAAAGCATCTTCAAAGTCATTTTTAGAATGTTCTCTATTAAATAACGCTTCACTTTGATCCATCTGACCTTTTAAGCCAAGTCGTTGTTGTTCTAATTTTACTGCTTTAGTTTCACCTTCTAGTTTTTGAACTATTTGATCTCTTTTACTTAAAATAGATGAGCTTCTATCTTTATGTTGTTGTAAAACTTTTTGTTCACCATAACCTGCTGTATTCTCATCCTCTCGTAAATCTAATTCAACAGAAGCTTTTTCAAAATCAGCAAGTCCTGCAGTAGTAAACATTGTTTGTAGCAACTGTTTTTGATCATAAGCACTTTGTACTGCTGCTTCTTTAAATCTTAAATCTTCAGCCTCAATACCAAGAGCTAATTCTTGTTTATTAAATTTTAACTGATCTTCATAAGTATCTACAGAAGCATTATATGCTGCATTTTTTTGATTATGTTCAAAATCTGCAATTGCTAAGCTATGTCTCCAATCCTGTTCTCTTTGAGCATTTTGCAGATTAACTTGATCTATATTATTTTCTCTTTGATTATCAACATCTTCCTTTTTCCATTTATACTGTTCCTTTGCTCCATCCCAATCATGTTCCCAATTCTTTTTATCGTATTGATATGTTAGTTCCGTCTGTTCATTCTGTTGGCGATCTCGTGCATTCCCTTCTACTGCACCAGCTATACCACCTAGTAGCATTGATCCTCCAATTAGTAACCCAGCTGTGAGTGGGTCAACTTGATGAGATACACCTGATTCTTGTAGTATTCTATGTAATGGGTTATGTGAACCCGGTAAACCAATTTGTGGTTCCTCCATCACGAACATATTCATCTCATCCATATTTTAAGCCCTCCTATAATATCGTGGTGAGTAATTCCCTTCCCACATCATAGAGGTTAAGGAAACTGGAAACGGTGATTCACTATACACTCTCAATGTAAAGTTAGTATTTTTTTGATGGATTGGTACAGTTAATATTGACTGATCTTCTAATGGTACATCGTTAGCTAGATATTGTTGAGCATCAATTGTAGATGACACATCTGTCCATTCAGTACCACCTTTAGGTAACAATTTAAAACCAACGACACCAGATAGTCCTACAGAAAATTTATATCTATTAATAACTAAAATTGCTGAGAAATCTGATCCATTTTGATTTCTAAAATATGTTCTAGGTAACGTTAAATCATAAATATAAGAATACCCTAATACCACTTTATCAGCAACAGCTGACAAATCTTTATCAAATACTGAGAAGTATTCTCCAGTATCATCTGAACCTCTTGTAGGGTTCACGGTGAAACCAGATTCAACAAAGTCTGCTCCATCTTCAATTTCAGCTACATCACTACCTACTGTCAATACTGGTGTTAAATCAGCGTCGTTTTTAAAAGGTATGTAACATTTAGTACCATCATAAACCGTAGGAGTAATAACAGTTTGTACTCCTGCAAAGTCCCATTGTGTTGTACCATCTGTTATATTAGGTGTATCACCAGTTGGTCCATTACCAGACGCAGCTGATTCACCATTTGTATCACATGTATATATTTTACCACCATTAACAACTTGATCACCTACTACATAAGCTTCGCTTTGTTTCCAAGGTTCACCAACAACAACGTTAATACCTTGTGAATATCCAGATCCAACAGCTGTTATGGTGACTGCATTAACTACTCCGGCAGTACCACCTACAGTAGCTATAGTACACGTAGCAGTTGCTCCACTACCTTCTCCAGTTTGTGTAGGAGTTAATGTTATAGGAGGAGCACTTGTCCAACCATTACCAGCTGTAGTGATTGTAAGTGTATCCATAGCTTGATAAGGTGCTGATTTAGCGATAGCATATAAATCCATACAAGGGTTAATCTTCTCCCCGTCAGAATTAACAAGAACTGTTTCCTCTGGTGTTTGGTTTATACTTGCACTAAGTAATGTATACTCTCCACCTTGAGTTGTAACTGCATACATGATATCAGAATCAACTACAACAAATTGCACTTCTCCTGGTAATGACCATCTAAACCAAGCTGACATTTTTTTGTTACGTCCGCCTGGATTATATAATAGCATTGCTTCAGAATAACTACGATAGAAATATAGATCTTTTGTCTTAGTACCGTATAAAGCAATAAAAGTATTCTGTGGACTTGTTACAATATGTTCAATTGTTTCAGGTATCCATTCAGATATAATTTTACCAATATCTTCTATCTGTGGGTTTCTTTCTTGACCTTGTGTGAATAACTGATATATACGTGTAAAACCAGGAGTCTTACTTACAAAAATTAAATTAGTACCATTATCTACAGGATCAATATCTGTATCCATTTCGTAGTTTGAGACTGATTTAATATCAACTGTGGTAGGTGTTAAAGGACCGTTAATAGAAGTCAATAAAAACTGTTGATTTTTACTAAATAAGATTAAACCTTGTGCTGATGATACTGCACCATGTAAAACAACTGGTCTAATACTTGAACAGTTGGCATCAATAGGATCAGAATCTATTTGAATTCTCGAAGATTCTCTAAAGAACCTATAGAATTCTCCAGCCTGACTAAAGATTACATTATCTTGACATAAGATACCTAACCTATTACTATGAAAAAATACTTGTTGTAATTTTTTATCAACAAAACTAGGGTTCTGATTAGTTATTGTATTACCTGTATTCCTGAGATCCCATGAAATTTGTTGAAATTTAAATTTATTTTTTTCTGTATTAATTAACTCATGTGGCATTGTTTTAGGATCAAATCCTGTAGAAACACCTGGTGCCACACATTCTTCCCAGTTACCAGTACCATCAGTACCATTAGTACCAACAAACTTCACCCAAAAATCATCTTCATCAGCATTAGTGTTGAGTATTTTCACAACCCTACCATTCTTAGAACGTTCTGGTAATGAAGTAAAGACAGAGACAGCATCTTGATAAACAAAGACTCCTGTATCATCTGAACCAGCTGTAGCTTTTAAATCAAAAGCAGTTGTTTTTGTTAACTCTAATGATGTATCCTGAGCACTTACTGTTAAACCAGTTATATTCTTACTATTAATTTCAGTTTCTAATGCAGATATTATTTCAGATATCGTAGCATTACTATCTGATGTAATTGTAGAGGTAGTACTATCAACTGTAACTGTATATGCAGTGGAATTTAATACTGATTTAATGAATACAGTACCTTGTCTGTTCGCAGTGAATGAAGTTGCTGCAGACATTGATGCCTTAATTGTTTTATTTGTTATTATACTTGTATCTTGTATAGTTTTGATATCATAATCTACGACATTTTGTCCAGTTAAATAACTTAGATTAGCAGCAGTTATAGCTGGACTAAATGTAGCTTCTACACCTGAATCAGCATTCCAAATATTCAAGCCACCTAAAGTTAATGTACCAACAATATTAGCAGTTGTATTACCTACATTAGCTTTATCAATAGTTAAAGTATCATTAGATGCATAATCTATACCAGCTGTATTGATAGTAATACTTGTAGCAGATCCTGAAGTAATCACAACATCCACTGTCATGCCTGTACCAGATCCACTAGTCGTTGTTGCAACGTTTAAATATGTACCTGAAGTACCATTAGCACTAGCTGTAGTAATAGCTATTGAAGCAGCTTTAATACAACCTATATAATTTTCATCAGCATCTCTATGAATATGAAACCACTTACCATTTGTATGAGCAGCTTCGGAAGCACCAAAAGATTTGATATGTTTAAACCCAGGTCTTTTAGTCATACCAAAAGTTGGGTCAGGGTAACCGTTTTGACAATCTCTTAGTTGACCTGGATCCTTTTTATCATCTGGGTATTTAGAAACACCACCAATATAATGAGGAATAGTTTGTGTTAAATTTGCCATTAGCGTGTTAAAGCTTTGTAAGGTTCATAGCTATTATAATGGTTTCCACCATGTGGGTGTCCAAAGAAAGTATATTGACCTTGATTGCATTCATACTCCATAGCTTGAGTACGACAATATGCCTCTCGTTCTTTAACCATATTATATACGGTCGGATCCCCTAACACTCTACTTACAAAGAAAGTAGCAGCACGGGCTGTGATATAATCTTGTATTGGTCCAGGGACATCGACCCAATCAAAGAACCAGACAACATCAAAATAGTATTTATCACTTGTAAATTCAAATGTATGTTTCTCTCTGTCGTATACAAGTCCTAATGGTTGAGTAGTTTCAGATATACTTGCTGTAACCTCTTTATCTGTTGTAGCGTTAGCTGCTGTGATAGTTATCTTATCTCCTAGTAAATAATTAATCCCAGGTTTTACAACTGATATGGTTGATACTACATTATTTGTAATAGTGAGATTAACCGTCATCCCTGATCCAGATGAAGATCCTGCTTCTTTAGTTTCTGTATTAAAAGCTGCAGTTGTACCTGTATCAATGTTTAATATAGTACCGTTAGTACCACCACCTGTTCCGTTATCAATTATCGTTAATTTAGTAGGGAATACTGTATGAGCACCTACTCTACGTACTATATTTTTAGATCTATTTGCCCCTCTTGTTGGACCGTATTCAGTAAGATCCATTTGCAATGCATTAGAAGGATACAGAATATGTTTATCAGCATTTGGTGTTAGAGGATAATTAAATTCTTTATTGAATGTCCACCCTTCTGCCTGTACTTCTCTGGATACTTGTAATAAAGTATTATAAGCAATCGCAACGTCCGGGTTGGTTTGATCCAGAGTAGTCACAGGCGCTTGCCCAACAGACATTATTATTTCATTTAACGCAGGTAATTCTTCTGCAGCATTAGTTGTTGGAAAAGCCATATTAATATTTGTGAATAAAAAAAAGGGACCCGAAGGTCCCCATGTGTATAAATAAAAGTGGATTAAGCAAACGCAGCAGGCTTAGTACCTGTACCTGCGAATAGTTCAACAGCAGCAGCTGGGTTGAGTGAATCAGCACCCATTGCCAAGCGACCCAAAATAACATCACCCTGGTAAACCACGGAGATATCACCTGAAGTTACCTGAACCTGAGGTCCGATTGCTTCAACTACACCACAAGCTTCTCTTTGGAAGATAAGTCCACAAGAGTTTGCGAACTCTGATGCAGCACCGTATTCGTTAACGGTCTTCTGTCCTGCAGCAGGGGCTGTAACAGCATCCTGATCTCCCATAGCCTCAGCAACAAACGAACCGGTGTTACCTGGATCAGCAGTAGCTGGGTCGGTAGCAGCAGAAGCGCCTGAAGAAGGTGCATACTTAGTACCAAACTTACTGAAGAACGGTATGTTCATCGACTTGTAAATCTTGATACCTGCAATCTCAACAACACCTTGACCAGATTGCAAAGCTGTGCCTTGTGCATCACGGTTAATGAGTCCGTTAGATATAACACCAGAGCTAACATCATTGATCAAAGCATAGTACTGACGTGGGTTGAGGACACCTACACGTCCATCTTGACTAACGCCTTTCTCATCTAGTGCAGCAGCAGCGTCATAGAAAGCATTTACCAAGAAGCCAGCATTGAGTGCAGCATCAGCATCATTACCTGCAGTACCAACTTGGATCTGTGTTCCACCTGGTTCTACGAAGTTGGTTGCAGAAACTGGTGAAGCAGAACGAGCAGCTTTAGTAACTGCACGGAAGATACGACGGTCATAGTTCTCAGCTAGAGCATAACCAATCTTACGTGAAATTTCTCCACGAAGATCATAGTGTGCAAGAGTTTCATCGAGTTCATATACAAATGCAGAACTGATTAAGAGGTCATCACAAGTGATGGTCTTCTCTGCTACTGGAGGTGCACCATCGGTGTTACCCATAATGCTTTGTCCAGGTACATGGAACTCACTCTTTGTACGACCTGTGAAGATAAACTGTAATGACTTACCGTTTGTCAAGGTCCTACGGGTAACCAAGTCACGTGCAATTGTGTTCCTTTGGAAACCCTTAAACATCTCACCGCTAAATAGTTTGAGATATAAATTTCTTCTGGCATCAGTTGTAGATGAAGCCAGATTCGCGGCACCGCCCCAGGTTAACTCACCTTGAGCAGTAGTATTTTGTTGTGCCATTTATATGGATAATGTATAATTAACTTTCTTACGCGTAAAATTTTTTGATCATTTTTTTTTTGTGGTCTTTCCCACCGTCTAGACAGCTTAAGGGTATCCGCGTACGGGCCAAAAGCAAGGCAGGAGAGGTCCGACTCTGAGGTGCCTCTCCTACTGATCATAAAGAAGTCAGTGCTTCTTCTAGATCTAAATCCTCTTTCTCTTCTTTAGGAGGATCTTTAATGTCAGGGATAGTTATGCGAGTTACTTTCGCAAGATTATCCCCTAATGAATTTTGTTGTGCCATTAGAAATTCAGTTTTGCACCGAGTTTGGTTGACCATGCTTTGTCATCATCGTCATCTTCTGCAGTTAGTACTGCAATTTCTCCGTAGATGCCAAGAGCATCTGTTGCACTGACGTTGATACCAGCTTTACCTGATAGACGTGTGTCTGTGTCGTCTCCGTCTTCGGCAACAATAGCCGGGCCTCCTTGAGCATACCATCCGATAGTTTCACCACCACCTTCTACACCAACGTGTAGGTCAGTGGTACGGTTATCATAATCAGAGCCATCGTAATTGGCATTCGATTCTACGTTTACGTAGGGTCCGGCGAAAGCAGGAGCTGTCGCTGATAGAGTGGCTGCGAGGGCTAGTGCTAGTCTTTTCATTGTTAATAAAATTTAAATAGTTTTCGTGTAAGGCACGCCGCGATACTTTAGTTGGATCTTTTTTTGCATTGATCTGCTCCATAGTACCACACCCCCGTTCCATGATGTGGTTTCATGCGTCCCGTTAAGGATGAACGGACGCGGCGTTATTATTTTTTAGGGGGTCTTCCCTTTTTTGTACCGTAAGTACCTTTACCTTTTGGCATTAGAATAATCCTGGTATAATTTGTCCAGTAAATATATAGGAACCAAGTGCTGCAACAAACCCGATCATAGCAAGCTGTCCATTGACACGCTCGGCATTCTCATAATAGTTTACATCAAGTACTTCTACTTTAGGCTCTGTTGCGTATTTGTTTTGTGGCATTGTAGGTCATAATAAATGTACTGGGCGAGGACGAAAGTTCGGGTCGCCACTACATGATTAGAAATTTACATTTGAACGTTCTAATTTTCTCATAACGTCCTGACGATATGCAGGATCTTGATCATAACGAGGATCATTCATTGCTCGAACTAATTCAGCTTGACTTCTATACTCATCTTTAGGTGTTGATGAAGCTGGCTTGCCAGTTAATAGAGTAGGTTCAGTACCAATGCTATCAGTGTAACGAGAGAACAAAGCCTGTACAGCGAAGTAAGCTGAAAGTGGATCATTTCTCTGCATGATTTCATCATACATTTCAATGTCACCTTTAGATAGGTTCTCTTTCGCCCATCCTATCATAGCATTATATTCTTTTTCCCCACCAGCTATACCTTTAAGTCTTTGCTCAGATTCTTTAGTCATAGGCTCAGGCGATTTTACTTTTGATCTTGTAGATCTTTCTTCTAAATACATCTTAGCAAGTGACTGAGAATCCATACTAGATAATTCATTTAAAGTTTCTTCTTTAAAATTATTACCTTGTGATTCAACCCAAAGCTTTTCAAGAAATGAAGTATCAATCTTTTCTTCTTGTTCTTTTGGTTCTTCTTGTTCTTTTGATTCTATAAGTTCTACATTTGGTTCTGATTCTACTTCCTTCGGAGAACCTAATTTTTTTTCTAATGCAACATAAGCTTTCTCTAACTCCTCAGCATTTTGATACTTACCTGCTAAGAGTTGCTCTTGTTTAGCTACCAGTTCTTCTCCAACTTTTAATGAATCTACTTCATCTGGAGTAAGGTCTGGTGCTTGAGGATCAGCTGCCTCATATGTTAATGTCTCTGCCATAAGGGTGTTAAATAATTAAGACTGTGTAAGTGTTGGCGGTGTTTGCTCCATCTCAGGAGACATTGGATTCATTGATGGTGCACCTTCAGCTTCTAACTCTGCAGCAAGTGCAGGGTTTTTACTAGGATCAGAGATTGGTGCGTTCATTACTTGACCTCGTAATTGAGTATTTGCTAGTTGCTGTTCTTGTTGGAACTGGGCTTGTTGTACTTGTTGTGCCTCAGTCTGTACCTCTTGCATACTACGTACAAGATTAAGAACATCAATACCTTGAGCTGCAGCTAAACGTTTAATCACTTCATCAGTATTTATAAATTTAGCAATAGCTTCAGGACCTATAGTCTGAGCTATAGTACCTAAGAATTGCTGTAAACTTTCTCTGTCTTGTCCTCTACCTAATGCGTTAACACCTGCAACAATAGTAGGTTTAACAACTTCAGCAGGTAGCTTCGGTATTATACCACTCTTTTGGAATACATTCAACTTACGATTCAAATAAGGTACTAAGAATTCAACAGTAAGTAAACTATATAAACCACCTAACTGTTGATCTAATTCCATCTGTGTCATACGTACCTCTTCAGCAGTAGTTCTTTCACTCTGCCTTACATTTAATATAAGGAAAGCTTCAGATAATCTACGTTCTAATTGCTGAATCATATCAAATGCAGTACGGAAGTCAGCTGTCTTACCAACTTGTACCACACCTATATCGTCAGGCCTACCCTGAACGATTGCTCCATTACCAGCTTGAGCTAAGGTCTGTGGTTTAGTAGAGCTTGAAGGTGATACAGTGAAAACAACTTTAGCAGCTGCTGCAGAGCCTTCTACAAGAGCCTGACATAATGCTTCAAGTGATTTAAGATCACCCATAAACTCTTCACACCGACCACGCCCATATGCTTCACCATCTACTGAGTTGAATCTTAATGGTAACCAAGGGTTAGCATCTACTGGTGCTTTACCATGTGATTTAGGAAGGATGTGATCTTCAACTTCTTGATGCCAAACCAATCTGTTGTTATCTCGTTTGATGTGAGTGTAAACATCGCAATCTTTAGGAGTCTCTGTTACTTCACTTTCTGCTGACTCGTACTCATCCTTTTCTTTTTCTTCCTCTTCATACATAGAGTTCTTAGCTCTTAGTAACTCAAGAGGTAGTTGTCCTTCTAATAATTGATAGGCTATTCTTTCTTTAGTGATGATTTCAATCACGTTGCCATTACCATCTCGTTCTATAACATAACGATTGAGAGGATACAATTTTAAACCTTCCTTAGCCATATAGATAAGGGAATTACCTGAAATTATAAGGTGCTTAAGTGCTTGATGAACAATAACACGATCACTAGAAGCAGCAATAGCTTCTAAGATTGTACGTTCAATCTTTGCAAAAGATAGATCTAATTCAGATCTTACTGTTGGGTCAAAGTCATCACCAAGGGCACTTTCATCTACTTGTAATTTAAAGAAGCTTGTTTGTGGTGGTAGTAATGCTAGCATTAATTTTGATGCTAAAGTAACTACACCTTTAGAGCCTACACTTTGCCACGGTGTGGTTAAAGTCCGAGCTCCTTTAGTATTCTCATCTTCTCTAACTAAATAAGGTAAGGTTAATTTTGTAGCTTCTCTTGCTATTTGTAGAAACTGGGAACGATCGCTGGATAAATCATCATATCTAGATTTTGCTGTCATAATTTTTTATTGAATAGTTAACGCATCAGTACGGTGTTTGAAACCTCCAGTACCAAGAGTGTTAAGTTTCTTTTCTCGTTTAAAATTTCTAATAGTCATAGCAGTACCTGAAGGGCCTTCATATTTAGGTACATCAAGATTAGCTTGAGTAACAGAAGTTCCGTCTGTTGGAAGGCCTGGCTCAAGAAAATCAGCACTACGATCTGGGGTTGTGGTATCTGATACCCGATCTGATACAGCACTGGTTGTATGTAGAGTACCTAGGCGTCCTTCCGCTCCAGTTTGCACACCCTCTGTACGAGTAATACCTAAGTTAGCTTGTTGAGTTGTAAGTTCTGATTCCCAATCTTTTTTAATATCGGCTGGAGTTAAATCCTTATCTTCTAAAACTTTACCAACGTTCTCATCTTTAGACCACTCTGTGGATGTTTGTGGACCACCTACAAATTGTGTAGTTCCTTTTGTTAAGTAGTCACCTTTAGTTGCTTGGTTAACAGCTCGATCCTTTTCAGCTTGTTGGAATTGAGCAGTATCATCACCTGGCTGTCTTATGTATTTATCTAAATCATCACCGGTAGCAGCTCTTGCTTGATCAGCAACACTTTTATCAGTCGCTATGTCCAGTAACTGATCATCCAAAGGTCTTATAGGTGTTATTGGTTTACCTTCTCTATTCTTACCTTCCCCGTAAGTATCTACTTTCCAAGCCTTTGATTCCTCTAACCAATCTTTAATGTTATACTTCTCTCTAAAATCTAACTTACTTTCTAATTCCCTCTCTCGATCCTTACCTGCTACATCATCCCAATCGTCAGATATTTCACCTTTACTTAGTTGATAAGCTTCCCACTTATCTTTATCATCCATATCATCCCAACTACCTTTATACTCTTCCCAAAGATGTCCGCGATCTTTAAACTTTTGCTCCCAATTTACATCAGAATAATTTTTTTTATCTATATCCGAGAACCTAGTTTGACCAGTTAGTTCTCCGAACCTTTCCATCAAGGCTTTCGAACCTTTATCCTGTAACCTCTCGAACTCTTTACCACTGATTGCTTCTGCTTGTTTATTACCTTTAATATATAAACCAGCATCTGCATACTGTTTCTCCCAGTTTACATGTCTAGGATCAAGCTTATCTTTCTCCTTCTCCTTAACATCCATCCAGTTAAATGGTTGGTCTCGATTAAAGGCTGGCTCATACCTTTTACCATGTCTCTTAGTTAACTTCTTATGAAGTTTACCCATAGACTTGAGGCTCATATCCCTCATGGTTGAGCCTTTTACCAAGTCTCTGTGTCCATCACCTGCGATATAAAAACCTGATTTAGCATATGCTTTAATCCACTGATCTCTAGTTTTTCCTTTATATTTTTTAGCCATTAACTTTTCTCCTCTAATCTATTACTCAACCACTCCACTACAGAGCGTTGACCTGCTTTATACATAATAGTGTTCAACTCCTCTTTAGGATGTGGGTTAACAGGTGGGAATTTTTCCTCCATTTCTTTGAGGATGTGGTGGTAATTAGGGCCGAGCAAAGGCTCAAGCATATTGGGGTAAGTTGACATTGCTATGCTCGAAGAATGCTGGCATGCGAGCGGTCTTGGTAGAAATTAATTCAGGCGCTCTGCCCTCATACATTAACCGATCACTGGCATCCAGCCAGAATTTTTTGTCCAAATATTTACAGTCAGTATTTATACCTAAGGGTTGAACAACCCAGTTAATGGTGGCCTTCCTAAGTTTATCCAAAGAAGGAGAAGGAAGTAAGCCCAACTCAGCACATACAAGACTATTAGTTCCGACGTGGATCTGCTCGTCGCGCGATATGTCAGCAGATACTGTACGCAAAG